CATCCAGCCGCCGTTTCCATTCTCAAAATCTGGCTTAAAGGTCGAGGTTCGCTGTAGTCTGACTTTGGCTAGTTCACGGTCACGAGCTTTTTCGCATTCTTCTTCGGTGCGATAGACAAACCCAAAAGCAAGACGTTTATTGTCTGTATAATTGTCATTCCAAATATCTGAACATACACTCCCATGGTCACTAATGTAGAAGTACCAATCGTCATATTTAGGCTTCCAGTGAATACTGTTTACTGGTTCTTTGATTTCCTCGAACCACTCATCAAAATTGTCTATGTCTTGAATTGTGAACTGAGGGTCTTGTGGTATGTCTTCACCTGGTACAGCCACAGATAATTCTCTGGTTCCATCAGACATATTAACGATTTCTTCGAATATAGTTCCAGCTTTAATTGTCGGCGTGTCTTTTAGAAGCTTGTATTTCATTTCTTACTCCTTAAAATAGCTCCAATTGCGTGGCGTAAATTGCACGGCTAGCTAATATCTGATTTATACGATGAATTGTGTGTTCACTTTCGTTTAAGTCGTTTAATGCGCCCTCTTTCATCTCCAGTAAGTCTACCGTGTCTACCTCGTCTAATGACTGGTAGTCATCTTCGTAGTAAGGTTTTACTTCTTTTTCCATTTCTTCTCCTCCTTCATCCATTCTTCATCTTGTTTAGCTATTTCGTGTTCTGAGATAGCTGCAAAAATTAGCAGAGCCATAACAATTATTATCCAGATTAAAATAAACATTTACATTTACTTCCCTCCTAGGCGTTGCCATTTAATAATTCTATTATAGTCTTATCGTCTAGGTTAGTTAAGTTATTATCGAAGTCTTTTTTCGCATTCAATGCTTTATAGATTGCCGTGTCAATTGTATGTTGCGACTTCAGTTGATAAAACACACATCGTTTCGACTGACCGTTTCTGTATGTCCTACCTTCTGCTTGTGAGTAGTCGATAAAACTGTAGCAAGGGCTTAAGAAGATGGTAGTGTTAAACTTCTGTAAGTTTAAGCCAGTACCACCAGATTGATATTGAACAATCATCACGTTTTGGTCTGCAAACTTGTCTTTCTTAGCTCCGTACCAAACGCCGTGCTTAATACCTTTCTTCTTTAATGCCTCGCTTAGCTTCTCAATCGCACTCACGGTGTTGACGAATACCAAACAGTTATCTAATCCTTCAATCTTCTCAACCGTCCAATTTATCTTTTCAGGTGCCATCTCAGCAAATTGACGTAATGCCCAAGTCAATTTCGAAGGACTGTCGAGCACTTCTCCATCTTCTGTCATATACGTCTTTAGCATACTGACATATTCTTTTCGCTTGATTGGTATATCGACGCGAATGACTTGCTTCTCTGGTAGCTCCACGAACTCTTCTGAGCGACCTCTTAATGCAATACTATTCCACCATTTGACCAACTCATCTTTGTGCACATAATCGACTATTTCTGGGTAACCTTTAACTCTGGTTTCAATGACATATCGGTTATAAAACTCTGTCTTATTTTTGACTAACCCTGTAATCTTAGCATAATTCACTGCGTCTGCCCATTTACTCATCGGCGTACCGCTTAGAAGTGAATAACCCCGCTCGGTCAATCTACACAAGTAAAATGCTCCCAGACCTTGCTTGCTTTGGCTATTCTTTATCTTGTGAGCCTCATCGATGATAACATAGTAATCTTTGTACTTTGAGAAGTCGACGTCTTTGAACTTCTGTAAGAAACTGTAACCCTTGACCTGGAAATCATCGAACTCTAACTCTGATTTCTCAAGGTCGAGTTCCCAAACTTTGGTATCGCGGACAGATGCTGGACAAATAACTAAGACTTTGCGTGAACCTGTACGATATGCTCTGAACAGTGCCATAAGAGTTTTACCAGAGCCGACCCCAGCGAATATGTATGGCTTATTTCCTAATCTCTTGAGGTAGTCTTCCTGAGATGGGTATAGAGAAAAACTCATAAGCTTCCTTTCTTTAATATCTTACTTAATATTTCTTGAATATTCTCTGGCTCAGCAAAAAAAGTGTCATGCTTCATACCGTTCAACTTAGCGTTCCAATATGGTTGAAGTGGTTGCTTCTTTGCGTCTTCTGACTTCTTCCATTCGACGAAACAATGATAACCGTTTGGTGCTAAAAATAGCGTGTCTGGGAAACCACTAGGTACTCCTGGACCCGCTACTAATTGGATTATTATCCAACCGCGTTTTTTGAAACGCTCTTGCTCTTTTCTCTTAAAATACCGTTCTAACATATTATTCCTATATAGCCCGCATAATAGGCAACCTGGGTGCAAAGGTCTAAAAGAACGAATAGATTATCCCAAGTTGCCCGTTATGCGGGCTGTACGCCCGCACTTTTCCTTAGAATGGAACTTCTGAGAGGTCTACATCTTCGCTGTCGTCAATCATCTTTTCAGCGGCAGTCTTAGTCTCCTCTTTAGGCTTAAAGCTTAACAAAGACCTTTCAATAGAAGGAACTGTATTACCTTCTTTGTTTACGTAAGTTTGAGTCTTGCTTTCTCTAATAGATGCCCAACAGGTGAACTCCTTTTTCGCTTTCTTACGCTGGGCTAACATCTTGACCATTGTATCGAACAAGTCTTTAGCTCCAACAATATTGCTCATAAAATTGCGAGCGTCATCCTTTTTATCCTGCTCAGCGTTATGAACAACTAAACGGCTACAGTTCTCAATAGTATATGGCAAAGCTGCCTCACTTAGCCACATAGTAACTTCAACTTTACCGTCAGCGTTGCTGGCAGTAAACTTCATACCAAGTGTGCCTGACTTCGCGCGAGTGAGTTCAATTTTGTCTACTGAAACTTCGTGAACGCCAAGTCCGAGCCAATTGCTGTTATTGCCGTTTAAGATATTCTCTTTCATCTTCTCGACTTTGTCCTTAGCGACCTGAACATCGTTTTTTTCTAGCTCTTTAGCCAACTCTTTCTGCAATTTTTCTTCGTCTGACATATTGTCCTCCTTTATTTATAAAAGTTTACTATTGCCTTGTCCAATTCTTTAAGGTCATTCGGGATGGTGTCGGCTTCAAACATTCCTAGTGGTGTTTTAATACCTGTACCATCAGTCCTCACCTTAAAGACGAACTCACCGTCGATAACTGCTGTTTCAATCACCTGATTTGTTAATCCTTCAGGGACGAACTTATCACTTACCATTTTACCAGTTGTCTTCAACTTCAGTAAACCTTCGTCGTTTTGTTCACTGTGTGCCAAGATGTAAAATCGTTGGTCTGTTTCTTTCTTCGTAATCAATTCGATGATATTGACCACGTTGACTGCCATCTCAGTAAACTTGTCGTATCCCTTAATATTAGCTTTCGAGAACTCCTCAAAACTCATAAAGTAGTTGAAGTCGTCGATTACTATAATAGGTGCTTTGCTGGTTTTAATAATCGCCGCCAATTCGCCATAATTCTTAGCGTGGAATTGCGGAATATCGTTTTTGAACGGCAGTGGCTTGCCTGTGGCTGTGATGTAACCAACGCCGTCAGCCTTCTTAAGATGTCTTAGAGATGAACTTTTACCTGTTCCACTTCGTCCAAGTACAAATGTTAATTGTGCCATAACATAATCCTTTCTTTATTGATATTGTTGATACCTTGAGCTTACGTCAGCGGCGCATTGCTCTCCAATTTTTACAAACTCTTGCGTGTGCGACACAAGCTCTCGTTTGGTCATACCATTATATTTTTGTCCCATCGTGTTACCATAGCAACCGCAATACTCAACAACAATCGGGTTATTCTCTTCAAGACCTAAAGTAGATGCCGATTGTTTATAGCAATCTTTCGTTGCCATTAAGAAAAGGTCTTTCTCGGATAGCTTCTCCTCTACAGGGTAATTATGTCCAACGCTAATGAAAAAGCCTCTGATTGTTACGATAAGCAAAAACACAAGAAAACTCCACCAGATTTTGATTAAGGTGTTCTTCATCTTCATCTCCTCGGGACAATTGTGTATGTCGTCCCGTCAGTCGTCCCGAGAGGGTAAACTGACGAGATGTGTGTTACGTCAATTTTCATATCTTCTAAAATCCTATATCATCTGGTATCACTACTTCTTCATTTTCAGCGATACCTTGGTTATTATTCATATATTGTGTAAGCAATTCTGGGTCAAAACTCTTCACTCCTAAGTCGAACAACTCTGGCAAATCTAGCGGCTCGTGCAATCGCTCGTAAATCTGCTTGATGAGCTCGTCATTCCGCTCGATGCGTATGATGATGTAATGCTGAGTTTTAAGGTTGACCACTATGTAGTCCACCCAATCAGCTCCAGACGCTAACATCTGACCCTGAACTTGCAATTCGTGCTTGTGAGGTATTCCATTCTCCATAATATCCATAAAGGTATTATCGCCAACCACCTTGCATTCAAGTAGCCCCTTCTTTAAGGTCTTTGCCTCGACTACATTTGCGTCTGGTGTTGCGACGAACCAATCTGATATGTAAGAAAACGCCTCAGACAATTTGTTGCCAGTGTCTTTCTGGTACACCAGCTTAGCGAAATCTTCAAAATACACGCCGTCTGCCATAGCTTTGGTCTGAAAACTATTGTAAGTAACTCCAAAACGTCGCTCAAACGCTAGTTTTTTCAGATATTCCTTAGCCTTAGCGGTAGGTGTGCCATCTCGCTTAGTTTCGAATAACTCGGCAAGCATACTCGCGGACGGCTTGCCCGCACGTTCTTTGTACCACTCAGCCGACCGTTGTGGTGCAGTTGATAATGTAAACTCTTTACTATAATCTACCATTCTCAATACTCCTCTAGCCTTGACCGCTCGGCGTATTCTTCCGCCAGCTCGGCTCTTAAGTCGTTTTCATCTTCTATTTGTTGCTCGGCTAAGTCTTCTAGCAAGCTCTCAGCCCCCTCTAACAACTCTGCGAACTCGTTGCGTCTTGATAGTAACCAAGTCGCGTCTTGCTGATTGTTTAATGGCTTGTAGCCGCTAAACTCCAGCACTTCTCGTAAAGTTACGCTCATACATACCTCCTTTGCTTAAGTATGCTTATTTAATATTATATGGCTCCACCAGTTGGGCTCGAACCAACAAACCCCTTCGTTAACAGCGAAGTGCTCTACCTATTGAGCTATGGTGGAATATATCCCAGAGGTTGTAGACGCTCGCAGTCGCCTACAACACCCTGATTGCCAAGCACGATGCACGGGTGGGCAAAAAACATCGCACTCAGCAATCAAGGCAAAACGATATTCAAGACGATTAAAGTCAACCGCATAACTGGGGCAAGGCGACACCAGAGTGTATATCATTAAGTGAGTTAATTACTTTAAGATTTGATGTCGCCAGTTGATAGCATTAGCGCGGACTTAATGTAATTTCTGCCGTTACCTTTTCATAAGCTATAATTACTACTCAGACACTAGTGCTACCAGTTATGCGGTTGAGAATAAAACCGCGTCGTTTTGCTCTGATTATCCTAGTTGTTAAAGTTCATCAACCGTCCCTTGTCGCACAAGTCGCTAGGTTTTCCATTCGGTAACCTGTCTCGCTATTGCTTGACGTTGTTGTTATGTGGGATTGATAGCTCCAGTTTAGGTTGTGTGAGGTCGCGATTAGGATAGGCTCTCGGCGGTTATTTTATTAGTGGTTACCGCTCCACTGCTTTTGCCGTCTAATCGCTGGAATGTCCTTTATAGCCTTTGCTTTTGCTATGTTCTTATTGTATCAAGCTCGTTCTAATTTGTCAACACTTTTTTTGCTTTATTTTTTCTCCATTTCTTCTATCTCGCCTAACAATCTCAGCAAATCTTGTCCGTTCAGATAAACTGTACGCTCAATGATGTTGTAACCGTCTTTCAATATGTCAATCCGGTCATCGTGGATTATTATAGTTTTACTCATCGATTTTCTCCTGCTCAATTGCCTTAAGCTGTTGCCTCAATAAGTAGCCTGCCGTCCACGTTGTAGACGCGCGCATCTTTTCCGCAACCTCTTTAATCTGGTTCAGAAGTTCTTCCTCAATCCGTATAAACTTCATCGGCTTTTTAGTTTTTTGCATATGTTTCTCCTTCTGCCCGTTTTATGCCACGGGCGGGGCAATTTTATTTAATCTTCAATCACTTTAACGGTTTCTGACGCACTGACGTTTGCCTCACCGTAAGCTCTAACAATAGCCTTGTCATAAGCCTCAACAGCAGTACTGTTATACGCGTCAACAATAACTCCGTCGTATGCCTTGACAGAAGAATTGTTAAATGCCCTGACAAAAGCTCCTCCGTGTGCCTCAATTTCAGCTTTACCATAAGCCTCAATTATAGCCCCTCCACACGCCCTGACGCTAGCGTTTCCATATGCACCAATAATAGGGTGCCCGATATCGCTGTGCTCAACAATAGCGTTTCTGCTTACTTTGACTTTAGCATCTCCACAAACCTTGACCTTAGTATTGCCACTCGCGTCAACAGTAGAGCCATTAAGTGCTATAACGTTAATTGAGGTGTCGTGCATTATGTCTATTGTAGAATGATGATACGCCTTAATAGTGATATTTTTGCACTGCGACCCTAACGTTACCACTAATTCACCCCAGACCTCAATAGTGCCTTCTAGGTCGCTACCAACGTCGATGATAACTTTTTCTCCTACACGTACTCCAGTTTTAAGAAGCTCCTTTAGTTGCTCTTCGTTCTCAATGTTGATGATATTCATTTCCAAAACTCCTTCTCTTTTATCCCTTTATACCATAGCAGACCAATTCCGCCCCGCCACGTTTCAAACATTCCTGGGTGTTCTGGTGGTCGATATAAACCACCACCGCCGCCACTACTAGCACCACCGCTAGAATCACCTTCTCGCGCTTAGTCATTCTTCTCGCCCTCTCTCTTAATCTTCTCTAGTGCTGTTGCCACTTTGTCAACGTAGACCGTCCACAGATAAGGCTTATTCCCCCGCATTTTCAGATAATAATCCTTATCGTCGATGTTATCCCAATACGCCCCAGTTGCTCGCGGCGATATGTAGCGGCTAGCGTCAAACTTGTCGCCGTACCATTCCGCCATCGCGTCCCACGCGTCGCTATAAGTACAAGCAAAACAGCCGCCCTTTACTAATTCCCTGCCCGTCGTATCGTCCAGCATCTCGCGTAACTCATCATCGTCATACCAAATGTTAAGATGTTTTTTAATTGCTTGATATTCTCGTGTAGTCATCGCTCTACCTCTCTACTTCCTTTTTCACCTTGTCATATTGCTTGCGTGCGTCCGCTAGTGCGTCAAAAGTCGCCCAGCCGTTGCCCTCACGCGTCCAGTAGCGATATAGCTCGCCGTCGTCTAGTTTCCACTGCACGTGGTACACGCCGTGCTCCATCAAAATCGTCGCGCGCTTGTAGCCATTCTCTACCGCTTCGATATACCCGCACGCGAACCCGTACGCTGATATCCGCCCATCTTTAGTTTTGATATTGCTTCTAGTCATAGCATTTTGCCCCTTTACTTGACTTATTTTTGATAGTTATCAGTTAAGTGTTGACTATCGCACCTTGATTGATGTTGTGCTGTTTCCTTCTTAACTGTCTCTATTATAGCAAAGTGTGTACATAAATGCAATACTTTTTGTGTACTTTTTTTGACTTTTTTGTGTATTTATGATAGTATCTTAGATATACATAAGTTTATTGCCATCCT